CTATTTAAAGTCATCTTTTCTTCTTCTATCAAGAATTTTACCTTAGCACAAGTGGATATCTTGTTACCAAATGTAGTGTTAAATCCTTTACGGAATTTACGAACATTACCCTTGCGATTAGGCTCGCTTAAAAAGATTCCAGGGAATGTTTCTTCTCCCAAGTTGTCAATAACTACTAGTGCTGATTCGCCCACTGTGTTATTTTCAACGCTGTAATAAATTTGATTATAACTTTCTGGCCCTAACTCATCGCTGATATATTTTAATATATCGCGGAATATTTTAACTTGCTGTTGTATAGGTGTAATGTTATGTTGCCACTCAGCCACTTGAATCATGCTGGGCATCTCAAATACTTCGATAGCACCATAGTCTCCGCCTGTGCCCAAGCTAGGGTCTAATGCAACTAGATAAACATTTCCTGGTTCGGGTTTTTTCCACCAACGAACTTGGCCCATTTTCCATGCAGGTTCGCGACCTACCATATCAATAAGTTTAAGTGAACTAATTAGCGTTTCATCATAGACTAAGAATTCACAACCGTACTCACGACGGAAACGTTCTTCACCGATACGCCCCATCTCAGTTTTCTTCCACTGCTCGTCACGGTCTGGGTGCTCATGCCATTCCGCACGGAATCCATGAAATCCGTTTAGTCCAGTGCCGTCGGCTTTTTCATTTCCATATTCATCAAATTTGTTCTGGCTTTCTTTCCAGATTATTGCGAACTCGTCTTCGTCACTATTCGGAGTTGATGTAATGATTGCTCGTCCACCTGTTGCCAGGGTTGGTGAAATTGAGGTCCAAAATTCAGTTGCAATATTGGGTTGAACAAACGCAAACTCGTCACAATATAGTAGGGATATGGACATACCGCGACCGGTATTGCCAGTAGTAGTAGCTGATACAATTCTTGATCCGTTGTCAAATTCAATACTCCCTTTGTTATAGTTTACAACACCTGCACGAATATATTCGTCACATAATTCGTATCCATAACGGATACGTTGCATAATTTCCTGAGAGCCGGTATATTTGTGTGCGGCAACTAGAATAGTTTGATCTGGGTGAAACATTGCATACCATAGCAAGTATGCACTTGCACAGGTAGTTTTGCCACTTTGACGTGGTAACATGTTAATATTAAAACGATAATCATGATATGCTTGTAATAGCCTTACCTGATAATCATAAGGATCAAACTTAACTTTACCTTTAACCGGGTGTTGTATATGAAAAAAGTTTTTAGCAAAGTGCAAATACCCGTTGGAAGGGTCAGCACATGTTAACAAGTGCTGTACTTGCTCTTCTGTAAACTTTTCTTTTGTATGGGCCTTTTTGGTTAAGACCCCATCTAAGGATTTTGCCATAACATTATTTACACAAAAAAATAGCTCCCTAAGGAGCTATTTGGCACTATCGGACAGAGTGCTAACTGCGACGAAATTATGGTTGATACTGGGCAGGAGCAGGACTCAACGGGTCAGGTTGGCCTGCTGGTGCTGGCATCATTGATCCTAATTGCTTGGCTTGGTCAACACTTGTTGCACCGCTTGGGTTTGGAACTGGGATTAAATTCTCGTCTACTTCGCCTTGCATATCGTTTGCAAAACGTGTTGACACCCATTCATATGGATCTCCGCTACGGGCTTTTTTAACACCGTATGGCATGTCATCAAAATAGTAGTCATAAAGTACATCAAATAAATCACTACTCATTTCGCCGTTATCCATAAAATCTTTAACGTCACGCTTATAGTGATGTAAAATATGTTGGAATGTTTGTCCTGTTTCATCTAGAGTTACATTCTCATTTAAACTTTTAATTTCATTGTACATCTTAGTTAAACGTTGTACAACTGCTTCATGCATAGGGTTTTCACCGCCGTTATGTTTTAATGCACCTCGACTCTTACTAGCTAGATCGTTACCTTTAAATGTAACTGCATCAACACCACTTGTATGTGCGCCAATATCCCCATGAGCACTATTTTCCCAATCTTCTTCATTGGCGTCCATGGTTTCTTCCATTTCTTCATCGCCCATTAATGGTTCTTCGTGGCCAGCATGTGCATGCATGTGTGGCTCGCCCATAATAGGTTCTTGATCATGTTGTGGCTCTGTAGTGCCTTGTTCAATATTCTTAAGTACGGCCATCAAATCTCTGATGCCGCCAGAACCTTGACCAGTCATATTAATATTAACACTAACATTGTCTTGTTGTTGTTGCGCCATTTGTGGTTGCATAACTACGCCGGGTAGTGCAATATTTTCTTCAATGGCATGCAATTTTGTAACTAGGTCTTTAAAGTTCATTATCTCACTCCTTTCATAGGATCAGGTAGCTTGACTTGTTTAGAGCCTATTGTACTGACTGTTCCAGATTTTTTATTTGTTGTTTCCATTTTTGGTTGTTTATGACTTGCTGTACTTTTTGCCAACAATTGATCATTAACACCAGTGTATTCTGTACCTGTTTTCTTTTCTTGACTTAATTCTTTCAAGAAATTCATTACATATTTTTCACCTACCAAATCTTGATTGTTGCTTGCTTCGTATGGTGTTCCAAGAATTGCTTTACCTGTTTTATTATCATGTTCGTGATTAATAGCATACTCGTATTCTTCAGCCATGTTTTTAACTTTTACCATGCTGTGAGCTAAACTTAGTGCTTCGGCAACTTTACTGCGAATTTGTTCGTTGGTTGCTGGATAAGTTGTAGCAACATCAAATATTGTCATTGCAATATTCTTGTGCTCTGGAAATTCTGCGTGTCTTTCTTGGATAGGCACACTTTTACCACTGCTACATGTTTCTACGTGAAATTGTGCCAAGGCAGCTTTGACCTGTTGGGCACAGTCTGTTGGGCAATCGCCGGCAATTTTAACCTTAAATTCATAGGTCTTTTTGCTTTCTGTTAAGTACTCTTTAAATGATTTCATAGTTGGATCCTAGTACTGTATTTATTTTAAATTCTTTAATTTTTCCAGTAAACTGTTACGATCTGTAATAATAACTCCGTCTCCTGGTATTGTAATTCCGTCATCTCCGCCCATAGCATCTTGGTCTAGCTTTTGTTTTTTAAGCTGGAGATCGATCATCTTTAATTTTTTATCTAGTTTGGCGCTTTTGGCTTGGATAGCATGTCCTAGCATACTGGCGGCAACTTCAAACAAACGTCCACTATAACGTGCTTCAACGTTCATGCCTAGGTCCATGATATCTTCGTAGGCATCTTTTGCTTTTTGTGCCAATTCGTCTAATTCTGCATCGCCGGCATCGCCTAGGCCTTTAACTTGAGGTAGTGCCGCAGAAATTTTATCAAATTCATCAATGTCACGGATAAACGGCTGTGCTACTTCGGCTTTGCGCTGTTCTTTTTCGTCCTGCTTAACAATTTTCTTGCTTTCAGGTAAATTGAGGATTTCTTCAAGTTTTTTTGTCATACTATTACTTATGCTCACACTTGACTGAATATATCATTTTCATTCAAAATTCGAAATCGTATACCTTGTTGCTTACACCATAAACCAGCCGCGGCCCATTTGGCTTGGTTCTTAACAAACTGTGCTTGGTTATATTTGTTTTTACCCACACGTTCTAGTATGGTCTGACTTGCAGGTTTAATTTCGATTAATTCAGTTAGTATGCGTCCTTGTTTGTCTACATATTGTATAAAAAAATCCGGTACATATACTGTTTGACGTTGTGTTAAAGGATCCCTATAAGGTATTTGTACTGCTTCGCTGGCCCACTTTTGTATACTTTTATTATTATCACAAAAATTCATGAATGTTAGTTCCCAGCTAGATCTATAAGTTGGCATCTTAGTACCAATATACTTTTCTGGGTGTTTCATTGTAAACTTACCTCGAGCAAATTTGGCCATAATTACACCAATATATTGCGTGATTCGTAAGTATTAATTGCGGGTGCCGTTCTATAACCTAGTAGGCTAGTTTTTTCTCTATAACCATTTAATACTTGTGCCACCACTTGACTTAACTGTATATCTGTTAGACCTTTTAATGTATCTAATAATTTAAACACACTAACATTTTCTGTTCTAGCTTGGTTCAACAATACAATTGCCGTACTTTTCGCACTGTCAGTATCAAATCCTCGTTTCTGAAAAAATCCCACAGTCGCATCAATTTCACCTGCTGGAAAACTTACAGAATTAACAAAATAATTGTCAAAGAATTGCTTGACTGTGGCAACATTGTTTAATTGATCTAATGGTAAATTTATAGTCATAAGGTAACTTGCGTGGCTGTTGTAACGTTTAATGCTGTCGATGCTTGTGGAAATACTGTTCCTATAACACCACTAACTGATTGTATATTTTGAGACACAGACAGAGTTGAATTTGTGGTAGCTGTTTGCGGTAGCTTAGAATTTTGTGCAGAATTGATTTGCCCGACCACTGTGTTTAAAATTCCAGGTGCGGCTGTTTCCATATCAAGACTTTGTACAAAACTAGGATCAAACACTGTTGGATCAGGATTAACACCTGATAACGGGCTTGGCGTTGTGTCATAATGCTCAAGTCCAAATCCTTCAGGATCTCCTGCTGTTACTGCACCAACACTATAACTTACTGCTTCATACAATAATTTCATATCAAAGTCGTGTGGTTTATTATTGGCATAATCTACTTTGTTATGATTCCAACTAGTAATAACAGGATTAATTAATTGATAGCAAACATACTCGTGTCGAGCCATTTGATAAATTTTAATATAGTTAAAAAATGGACTTGTACTACCGTTATCTAGGCCATAAGGTGTGGGAATAAAATCACTACTACGTGTAGCATTTCGGTTGTATGCTCCGCTTACACCTGCACTGGTACTGTCAGCATAATAGTAACTATAGTAATTTTGCCACAGCTGATTGATTAATCCCATATTGTCATCGTGAAACTGAATACCAATTTCTACAGGCTTGTGTTGATATTGTATAACTTTTTTTCTGTTGTATTGATTTAACATTTCTGTTTCAATTTTAAAGTTAGGCAAATCTACGCTTTTAACCAACATATTAATTTCATTGCCGTAGCGTTGAATTATGTTTAAGTTTTTCAATGCGCCTGGATTAATATTAAATGCTACATGAAATAAAAATTTACTTTTAGGTGCTAATCTAAATTGATCTACCGTAAATAAGGCAGCCGCATGTTCTTGGTCACGCAGGGCTATGACAGGGTCAACTTTTAAATTATTAGTGGCTGTAAATGGCATAACAATATTTATCTGTAAGTATTAACTACGCAGTTAATGAATAGTCAATAAAAAAGCCCAACAAGGGCTTTTTTAATTAACCAAGTGTATTGTTGCCACCTGGGAATTTTTGTGTTGCAGTTGGATTACCAATTCCAGGACCTGATAATGAACCTGTTTTCTTCTGTACTGCATTATCATAGCGGATTGTCAATGTAATCATAGCTGGACCTTGCTCTTTATAATCCATCTTTTCCCAGTTAGTTTTTTCTAGGTAGCATCCATATATTTCCCACTCTTCTAGTGTAGTTGGAGTGCCTGAACCGTTACCACCGTCTAACATTTCAATACGTAGAGTAAACTTGTACTCACCTGCACTAGCCGATGAACTTTGCTCATAGAAATCAAATTGTCTTTGATTTTGTTCGCCTACTAGTTTGCTTACATAACCATTAACATCGTCACGTAGGTTAACAGTAATGTTTTCCCATGATGGCTTACCAGCATAGTTGATCTTACTGTTATAAATTTCAATAACGTTGTTGGTAAATGTAAGGTTTGGTCTTGTTACATCTTGAACTTGTTTTGTAAGTTCAGTAACTTCACTGCTTACACCAAAATTCTCAAAACTTAGTCTATAACGATACTTCAACTTAGGCATTAACATGCCTTGTGAACTAGCTGACTGGTCTGAGTTTAGTGGTACTGTAAAATTTGATAAGGCTGCGATTGCCATAATGTTCTCCTAATTATTTGCCTAAACCTTTGATTGCGCCAGTGTTTTCTAAGCGTAATGGAATATAGATAAATTCCACACTCTTAACTGGTTCAATTGCGATATCAACGTGTAGTTCGTTAGCATCGATTCGAGCTGGTGTGTTATTTGAAGTATCGCACACTACGATAAAGTCGTATAACGCACGTTGTCCTGTCAAGTCAAGCAATAGTTTTTCAATTTGTTGTTTGATTTGATTACGAGTAATAGTATCGTTAGGTTCAAATATGAATGGTTTAGCAATCGCATTTAACTGGTAACGTAAGAAAATTACTAAACGTGCTACGTTAATACGATCTAAACTGCTAGCCGCTAGTTGACGTGTGTATTGTCCATAAGCAACTAACCCTGTACCTGCAATGTATGTAATTGGGTTTACATGCACACTAGCTAGGGTATCACGCTGACCGCCATTCAATGCTGTTGGAACAAACTCACCTGTTAGTTCATCAACATAACCTACGCTACTTGCGTTTGTTACTCCGCCACGACGTACACCAGCTGGTGCAAACCATGGATAAGAAACGTTATCGCTTAAAGCGATTGTACGTAACATGATATGACTTGGAGGAACAACGATGTCATTACCTAACAAGTCAGTTGTATAGCCCCATGGATAATAAACTGCTGAATAAGCATCAGTAGCAATTAGTCCTTGATCGCCGTTAACAGCCGCTTGATTAACGTTGTTACCCCAGTTAGCTAAACTTGTAGCATCTGGTGTCAAACGTGCTGGACTATCTGCAACGATAAACGCTGTTTCGCCACGACTTGTATTCAAGTCAATTAATGAACTCAATGTTTCTAAATAACCTGGGCAACTTAGCAAGTTAAACACGCGAGTATCTTCATCGCGAATTTGTTGATTGCTTTCAATCAATGCTTCTATGGCTTGTAGAACCACTGTGCGTTGAGCTTTGCGTCCAAATGCGCCTACGCCGTTAACATCATTAGCCGCATCACTTACCCAACGATGTGGGTAGTATGCAGACATAACTTCACCTTCACCCATGCCGTAACGATCGTTGTTGGCATTTAGGTTGATGTAATTACGTACAAAACGTTTGACGTTATTACCTGAACGACGTAAGTTCCATAGCAACATACCCTTTGGATATAGTGCTGGATCTGGAGCGTCAAAGTCTAAGAAATCGCTATACAACAAGTCTTGGATAGTTGCAGGTTCGCTATTTGCACCAGCAGTTGACCAACGTGCATCGTGGAATATAATTCCATTTTCAGTTGTGTGGTCTGTGTTATCTACAAGTACCCATGTTTGAGTAATTGCACTCCACTTGTAAATGTGTGGATAGTTGTCAAAATCTTCTGTGCTAATCCACAAGTCATTGTTACCTAATGCAGAACCATCGCTTTTTGTAGTTGGTTTTGATGCAGAAACAATTGGACCATTTGAGTCTGTTCCTGGATCTCCAGGAATACCTGCGGCATTGATTGTAATACCATCAGCACTCTTATATCCAACCCAAGTTGTACCATTATTAATCATAATGTCAACTTCATGCACAATATTGTCGTACCATAGAGCTTGATCTGCTGGAATTGTTGTTGGAGCTGTAACTGCCGCTGGAGCAACTGCTACTGTACTTTCTCCAGTTCCTGTAGTTGGAACCCATGTTGTTGCGACATAATTCTGACTAATACCATTTGGATGTGTATAGAAGTTTGTTGTGCCTTCTGAGAATATAGTTGCTAATGGGGTACCTGTACCGTCTACAAAATACAAATCACCACCTGTTGTATGAGTGATAGAAATTGTTTTTGTACCAGTGTTGTATGTTGCAGACACCAGTGTTGCAGACAATGCCGCTGTTAGCGAATTTAATACTCGCTGTGCTTGTAGTGTAGCGGTGTTATCGCTTGATTGTATTGTAAAGCTAATTGTTACAGGACTAGTCGATGTCGAATTACCAAGTTTTGTTTCACTTATAGTAAAATCGTATGTACCTACGCCAAATGTTGCATTGCTGAATGCTAAAGACGTAATAGTTGTTACACCTGGGCTAACTTTTT